GGGCGTCGCACAAGTCCCTCCATACTATCTGTAACCTCGCTTGCTGAGGCGAGCCCCGTACTTTTATACGGCGGAGTAGTTAGAGATCCGAAGATCTCGGAGGAATCCTGGTAGATTACCAGAGCAAGGGATTTATCCTGCTTAGCTAATGGCGGATGGATCAACTCCATCACCATGCTGTGCATCGATAGGGTTCGATTTACAAAATCTGAACTCAGCATCTCTCGATTCCAATCAATGTCTACCTGATTATCAGGTAGTTCATTGCTATCCAATGGTCGCGCCAACTTATCCAGACTTGTCTGAATAAGCATATCCATAGAATCCGGCCTTGTCGAGGCCCATTTTATGATATTGGCGTTTCTCTTAAGCTCGTGCTCCCAGCTAGTCTGAGGAGGTTGAGGAACGAGTTCCTCTCTCTCAGCAGAGTAGGCATGGAAACCAGGACTTATCCGCTGCACCCCAGCCCAGAAAATTAATTCATAATTTATCTGTATAGGCCAGGGAAGTCTCCAAAATGCTAAAGGGTTCTTAGGCGATCCAAGATCGTTTAGTTCCTCCGTGAAGCCCAGTACCCAACTGAGCTTCTTAGCATTAGGATGAATTCGGCACACCCAAGGGGGGGACAAAGTCCAACCCGAGAGTGTATACCGTTTCCAAAGAGCGTTGAATTTCTCTTTGGCTTCGCGGTTACGGGCAATTTCCCGATCGACTTTTGCTGCTTGATCCACTTTACGTGAATAAAGCATAGCATTAAGAAGATTAGGTAATTGTACTGTTCCTCCATAATATTTGGACGCCATGGATCCTAGCCATTCGGCTGGTCCCTTGGTTCCGTTATGGAGCATACCGCTTGGTCCTAAACAGTACACGGCTGTGGCGAGAGCTACCATTTTGGATTTTCCAGAATGAGTAATCTCGTCTACAGACCGTGAAACTATATTCCAGGTATAAGGATAACCTTTCATGAATGAATCCATGATAAGGTTTGGCATCAATCGTACGTTTCTAACAACAGTCAAGATGTTACCCGCACCAATAGGAGTTAACTCTCCTAGAAGGGGGTGTATCCATCTTTTAGCGAATTCGGCCACGTTTCCGTGGTGACTTTTAGTCATGTTGATTTCAACACCGAGATCGTTCATTAAGGCTTTGTAGCTTTGAGCCACAAGATCATTGGCAATGATTATATCATCACCAAGGACTGCATAATCCCGGAACCAGTTGGTTATACCAACACGGTTGGCCGCGACTTGCACAATAATGTGATGTGTTAGAGCAAGCATACCCCAAGAGGAGTATGCTCCCATAGGTTGCCCTACGGCGTACTCATAAGCAGTCGACACAGTCGACCCCTCTTTCGTCTTACGTACATAGTGATATGGACGTTGTAGCAGGGAGATCCAAAGATCCCCTGGTACACCAAACAAGTTCAAAATCTGAACTTGTAAGGCTGCCGGCAGTCTATCGGTAGCTGCGGACAGATCGAAAGAAGCTATTCTTTCCCCAGAGACACAACGGTTTAAGAGTGCCTTAAGTGGTCGTTCTTGATTGAACGTACCATCTTGAGGGATTCGACGTAAAGCCTTGAATATGGAGTCATGTAGTGGCCTCAGTACTAACTGGGACCAATAATCTACAATGGCAACAATTCGGACTTTACCCCGAGCCTCTAGAACAGTAGCCAATCTCCCAATATAGAGATCCTTACGGATCACATATTCTAATGTGGGCCGCCCTGTAAAGAGCAGCGCCATTAGTCTGATAAGGAGAGAGATTGGAGTGGATACAATTAAAATCCACAGCAACCACACAATGGGTAAATCCCATTCGTGGTGTCTACACCATTTGATCCATGCCCACATCTGTTTAGGATGGCGGGCCATGGCAAATGCATCTAGTGCCGAGGACCAAGTTGCTCGCGGATAGTTTGGACCCGAACTTTCTGAAATATTCAGAAAATTCGGTTTCTTAAGATCCTTAATCGAGGGCATAAGTGCTATTACTCTTTTCAGTTCCATTTCTGGAAGTGTTGGAGTAGATCCACTAAATGGATCAGTAATCGTCTCCCATTTAAAAATTGGAGCGAAACCTATAACTCTATACACACTGAGTGCAGTAAGCGTTGCCCGAAATACCAACTTACTAGAGTCCTTATCGAGTTTTAAACCTCGAATAATTTCTCTTAGATAAATTGGAATAATTTTGGGTAAACCGGATGCGGTAAGAGAGATCAGGGTTTTACCCCTAATGTATTTCTCGTTACCAGCCCAACATATCAGCGCCCTAGAACACTCACTCAAATATTGAGAGGTGAACTTCGGTCCCGACTTAATCCAGATTTCTCTGATATTAAGTGCTAATATGCGG